AAAAATTCCATCGCCAAAAATAATTTCATATCTTTCGTCTTCAATTTCTTGAATGAAAAATACTAATGAATTACCATCTACTCCAAAAATTGTATCAGATAAAGTATAAGTTACTGCAGTCGTATCATTGATACTTGATCTTACAGATACTTTAATTAATGAAGAATCAATTTTGGAATTAGTAAGAATAAATCTTTGATCTGGATCAAAAGAGTTTACTGTAAAATTATTTGTAATATAAGTTCCCTGATATACAGTTAAATTGTCAAATGATGCTATATTACCGATTACTGGAACTGTAACGTCTTGTGGTATAGTAAAAGTATATGATTTGTTATTAAAAGACCCTGAGGTGCATACTAACCCCTTCTGAAGGGTTAATGACGTGGGTTGAGTGCTATATGTGCTTGTATCGACAAAGAAAGATATTACTGCTCTTGAGGCTGTATATGATCTTGGAACATATCCAACGTTTCTTGCAAGAGAAACTACATTTTCTCTAAGAGTTGCGCTATCAATAAAAACCTCATTCGATACCATGTTGGCATTGTATGAGGTTATATAAGTGTTATATGCCAAAACATCAATGATAGTTGAGAGATTGGATCCCTCAAAATCATAGTCAGTAAAATTTGAATTCGATCTTAGATAGTCCTTGATCGATGTTTTTATCTGGTCAAAATCTAGATCCGTAAAATTTACTAGTGGCATTTATCTAGTTGGTTGTAATGCGAATGATAATTGTTGGGGTTGTGCATCAATACCAACAATATAATAATTGATGGTGACGTTCATTTCATTATCATCGAAGTTTGGATTTACATCAACACTAATTAAATCCACTCTTGGCTCATAATTGTTGATGACTTCTTCTATTTCTGTTTCAATTGATGATGCAGAAATGTAATCTACCGAATCAAAAAGGATTTCGTTTACTCTCGAACCAAGTAGGGGATCAAAAAACTTTTCTCCTTTAGAGGTAAGAATCAAATTGCGAATAGAACGGGCAATTGCAGTTTCATTTGTCACAGCAATAATGTCATAATTCAGGGGATTTACCTGAAATGACATGCTAATATCTTTAAATGTCTTACTTACCCGTTGTACAGGCATTCGAATATTATAAATCTATCTTATTTATGAGTGGTTCTGAACTAAAATTCTGTCAGAGGAATAGGCTCAGTTCCATAATCCCAATCATCATAGTCCTCATCATTACGAATTTTTTCATGAATTTCATTTTGAACGTGAAAATCATGCTTTTTAGGTGTTAGATCATCATTTGAGATCTCACGAAGCATTTTTTGCTGTCTGATTTTGTCTTCCCAACCGTATTCACTTGACAAATACTGTGTTCCCCACTCATTTTTCATGAAATTTTCATCTTTATCGACTTGTTTGGTCATTTTTTTGCTCCTGATTTGTTAAATCAGAACTTTTTACGGGGTTGCTATCCCGAATTTCTGTGATTTCGTACATAAAATCATCTGATGTTTCAATTTTACGTCTATTTTCTACTGAATATTCGGTCAAATCAATTTCATACCCTGGATTTTTGGTAATTCTGTTCTTCGTCCATGCATCATCATACCATAAAATCTTATTATTGGGATATGCATAAAAGTTTCCATTATCCATTTTGAAGAAGTGAGCACATTTATGTTCTGGCGTCTCACTAAAGTTGGTATTCAAAGTGGATTTTGACTCCCAAGACCAATCAAGAGTAAACAAATAGGTTCCTTCGTTCTTTTCTCCACGATAATTTATCAATTCTGCACGTAAGTTAGCAAGTCTTGAACGTACTTGAACGTCAATATAAGGAGAAAAGCAATCCCACCACATACACTCTTCTAATTTTGGAATTGGTGCATCAGGCTTCCAACAAAACGCATGAATTGGTCTACGAGTCCAGTTGACTCCATTCTCCAGAAATGCCTCAAAGAGGGGTACGTGCTTCTCTAAGGACGCTACGGAGTGTACGTCGCATAAAGTTACCTCTCCATGGCCTTTTTTATGATTAAAAAGAAATTCATTACGAATATAACAAGTAATCGTAGGTAGATTATGATTTAGATATGCCATAAAATAATAAAAAAGACAGGATTATTATTTCCTGTCCTATCTATAAGTATTAACCTTTGCCTTGACCGCGATAACGTTTCTTACGACCATTACGAGAGGTCGCACTGAGAAGAGTTCTTGCCGAGCGCCCTTGGCGAGTCTTCTTCGGGGGACCAGGTTCAAAAAGAGTTTTGCTGCTTCCACCTTTAGCCATTTAAATTTCCTCCAGTTCAATTAAATTAGGATCAATATCATCTCCCGAGAAAAACGATTCTGAGAGATCTTGAAGAACCTCAGTAGTTTCATCAATACTGAGGTTCACATAAATTTTACGCCCTTTATAAAGAATATTATAAAGTTGATCTGCCATTAGATTACGCGAGTTTTTTCGTGCCCGACGCGAATCCGAGGATCGCACCAGATATCAAAGCCCTCATCCTTTGCATCAAGACAGAATGAGACATCTTCTCCACACATATCTTGTACTGCACCAGACTCAAAGACTTGCATCTTCGGAGCAAACCAAGGATACTCAAGATTTTCAAAGACACCCTTCTTAATGAGAACCCATCCAAAACCTGTGTAATCTACAGTGAATGGCTTCTTACGCTTGCTGATCGATTCCACAGTTTCGTGGTTCATGACTCCACCATTCTTGCGGAAATCATCTTCCTCTAACCAATGTGCGACAGAGGTTGTGTGTCCGTCTTCAGTAGCATACCAACCTGCGACAATCTCACGCTCATCTCCTTCTGCAGGAAGAGCCATATCACAGAGCTGCCAGAACTTTTCAGTATTGAATACAATATCACTATCAATCCAAAGTTGATAATCATACTCAAGTCTACCATCCCAAGGAATTTGCTTCGGACCACGGAGAACATTTGCACCTAATACTTTACAACGTGCAAAGTTAACCATGGATGAATAATCTTGAGAGATCTGAATACTCATTCCATTCTGTACTAGATCAAAACAAAGTTGTACGAATGCCTTCAGAAAAATAAAAGAGCATCCACGTCCAGGTAAACAAAATACAATCGATTTACCTTTCATTCTTTCTTTAATTGCACCATAGTCCCAATCTTCTGTAGATCCTGATGGAACTGGGGCTTTTGCTTTAACAGTAAATCCTTTTGCCATAAGAGAAATAAACTTCAGTTCAAATTTTAACAGTCTATATATGCTTTTGTCAATGAGAAGAATTCAAAATTATTTCCTTACTAACAAATAATTCTTCATAAGACAAATCCTCAACACTATAGTCAGTCTTCATTAAACCAACCATATTATTGAGGGTGTTCCATGTTGTTATGAATTCTTCTTCTTTAACTGAATGAAATAAACATCTATCCTTTGCATAGATGTGATAAACCTTTTCCATATGAAAAAAATATCTCCGGAATTTTTTGTGGTGCTCTTAATTTACCACTGCATTATATATCAGTACTAACAAAAATCCAAGGGGGAGGAATATAATTTTTCCCATTGTCTTTGGATATCTGATTAGCCATCCAGCAAATACAACTTTCCAAAAATTCCAATACGGAGTTCTGCGGCGGTTTTTCATATTCATCATACCTTCCGGAAAATTTTTTTGAGATTGATATAATGCTCGCGTTTTGTCACCTCTGTAGGTTAGGGTAGTTATCGATTTTTATAACGGCATCGCGCCCCGCCGCTATAAACAACGCGCCCAAAACACTGCCGAATAAGACTACGCATAAAGTCTAACATATGCGTCCCCCACTGTCAAGCAAGGGACGCACAGTTAACTATCAGAACTCGATGCTATCTGCAGTTGGTTCGTTATAAGAAATCGACTGCTGATTGTCTTCGGTCAGAGTATCCAGGATCTGAAGAATTTCAGTGCCAGTGTTACCTTGAGCCAGAAGAGAAAGCATCACGGACTTAGACATGTTGTGTTGTTTGTTGTTAGTTAGTGTGTGTTGAGTGAGTGTCTTTAAAGGGGCGCATCTCATTCCCCTTTGTTATACC